CAACGCCCGCTTCCGTAAGCAGTGCGATGAAATCTCTGCTGCGTTCGACGCATGGAAGGCAGAGGCCGAGATCGAGGCTGCCGCTTAGGCACTCCCTCGATGCCGGTAGGGGCGGCCCTACCCGTGAACGCCGATGCGCAGTGCGTGACAGACCGGAGAGACGGTCACCCACCACTGAGGATGAGCAAATGGCAATGGTAACGCGCTTCAACGTCGAAATGCATACCCGCAGCGGTAAGGCCATCTACCTTTGCCAGTTCGGTGACGGGATGGAATGGACGTCTAACCCGGATGACGCCTTCGAATACGACGACGTTGAGGAAGCCGATGCAGACGCGCTTCGGTACGGCGGCGAGGTGTTTGAGTTCCAGCGCCAAGCACGCCGGGGCGAGATTGTTCTGCCTTCGAGGCTCGACATCAACCCCATCGTACGCGGTGCCAATATTGCACAGCGCGATCTGGTGGCGGCTGAGTGACCGACATGCGCGAACGCAAAACGATCATCGATGACTGCAACGTCGAGGAAATCAACGTCGACGGCGAAATGCTCGTCTGCATCGATGGGAAACTTACAGACGAGACCTACGAAGCCGCCTGCAAGCGTCTCAACCTCGAAGGCGGTCAACGAGACCTTGATGATTACGACATGCCGGGCGGCTTCAACTGAGACGAATAGCCCCGCAATCAAAGGCTTCAAAAAAGGGATGGGAAGAATGAGCGAGCGCCTGTCACAAGGTCAGCTTGATGTGCTGGAAATGTTCAACAGCAAGCCGATGATAAACAAATCAGTCCCGCATTATTGGGACCCCAAACCGCTTATGAACGACCAAATAGACCGGCTTGCGGCTCGTGGCTTCATTAAGTGCGAAGACCTTTCACAGCCTGAGCTCGCTCAATTCTTCAAACTCACTGAGAAGGGTGCTGCGCGTATCGGCATGGAGCTTTGCAAGTCCTGCGAAAGCGCGACACACCCACAGGAAGCAGCTTGTTTGCACTGCGGCTCGACTAAGACTTGGGCCACCACCCCATCCACCAACTGAACCCACCAGCGGGCTGTGTAACGAGTACCCCGCGCATTAAAGGGCAGGAACAATGGCAGATACAGTGAAGCATACGCCGGGGCCTTGGACCATCGAAGGAAAAGGGCTGAAGCTTTTGGTCGGTCCTAACCGTTCTTCTGACGGCAAGGTTTTTCCGATAGTCGCGTCTGTTGGTATTCATCCAGACCATACGGCAGAAACAAAGCGAAAAATTGAAGCCGATGTTCAGTTGATTTCCGCCGCTCCAGAAATGCTGGGCGCTCTGAAAGATATCGAAACCGCAGCTTTAGGAGGATATCTGACGCCAAATTTATGCGCAGCTATCGTTATAGCCGCCATCGCCAAAGCAGAGGGCCGTTCCTGATGCCCCCTTTATCCACCACCAACACACAAGAAGCGGATGACCCGACCGAGATTTACATCGAACTCCGCAATCTATTTCGGAGGTCGGAAGCGTCGTCAAAGTCTTTCAACCGCCAGTTCTGCGCCGTCATCGCCGTGATGCTCACCATTTGCATCGTGTCCGCTTCCTGGGCCTTCGTCGGCATCCCGAAATACCAGCGCATGGCGCTTATCCAGCAGGAGCAGGTTGCTTGGCAAAGATAATCGATATCCCAGACACATCCGTTTCGATCGGCGCGGAGTCGATCAACATCATCGAAAAAACCAGACTAGCTATGGAGGCCAGAAAAGTGGGCACCGCTGTTGAAATCCAGAAGCATTCCGAAATCGAACCGGCTGGCGAAACGCGCGCAGCCTTGTCGCCAATGGAAATGGTTGGTCGTGCGCTCGAGCTGGGCGTGTCGGCAGACATCCTCAAGCAGATGATGGACCTGCGCGACCGTGAAGATGCCAAGATGGCCCGGAAGGCTTTCGACACGGCAATCTCTCGCGCCAAGTCTAAGATGTCACCCGTCGTCAAGAACGCCACCGGCCACAACAACAAGCGCTATGCCGACTTCTCGGCAATCGCCCGCATGGTTGACCCGATCCTCTCGGAGTTCGGCCTGTCCTATCGGTTCAAGACCACGCAGATCGACAAGATTACCGTGACGTGCGTTCTTTCCCACGAGGATGGCCACTCAGAGGAAACAACGCTTTCCGCCCCTTCCGATACGACAGGCAACAAGAACGCTATCCAGGCTATCGGCAGCACGATTACGTACCTGTCGCGTTATTCACTGATGGCTTCTCTCGGCTTGTCTGCTTCGGAAGATGACGACGGTCGCTCCGCCGGCAGAAGCGATGATCAGCTTCGCACCATCACTCCTGAGCAGGTGAAGACAATCCAGAAACTGCTTGAGGAAACGGATTCCGACACAGCAAAATTCTGCGAGGTCGGCAAAATCAACTCGATCCCCGAAATGCTGGCCAGCCAATTCGATAGCGCCGTTCAGCTCCTGAACCAGAAGAAGTCAAAGCTCGGTCAAAGGATGGCATCATGATGCAGGTCTTTGACTTTGAGCAGGGCGAGGAGGAATGGTTCCTCGCCCGCATGGGGATACCCACAGCAAGCAAATTCGCCACGGTCATGGCCAAGGGCGAAGGAAAGACGCGCAGCGAGTACATGCGCAAGCTTGCCGGCGAAATCCTCACAGGTGAACCACAGGAAGCGTTTTCCAACGGCCACACCGAGCGCGGCAACGAGATGGAGGATGTGGCCCGGCAGACATATGCGTTTGTCGAAAGTGCTGAAATCAGGCGAGTGGGCTTCATCCGAAACGGCAAAAAGGGCGCAAGCCCGGATAGCCTCGTGGGTGACAATGGCGGCCTCGAGATCAAGACCGCCCTGCCCCACATCCAGATCGACCGGCTTGAGCGCGACCGATTGCCGCCAGAACATAAGGCTCAGGTCCAAGGCAATCTCTGGCTGTCTGAGCGCGAATGGTGGGATTTCGTTTCCTACTGGCCGAAGCTGCCGATCCTGACCGTGCGCGTCTACCGCGACGAAAATTACATCAAAACCATGGCTGACGAGATCGACCGATTCAACGACGAGCTGGCCGCGCTTGTCGAGCGTATTCGCCACTACGGCTTGAAGGAGGCAGCATAATGGGACGCGCGCTCCTCGTCATGGACAGTGACCAGAACCGCCGCAAGGCTGTTGACTGGATCGGCAAGGCACCTTTCGGCACCCGCGTTGAGTTCAAGGCGTCGAAGCGCACCCTACCCCAGAATGATCTTCTGTGGGCGCTCCTGACTGAAGTTTCCCAGCAGCTGGATCTGGGCGGCAAGAAATATGAACCGTCGCAATGGAAGGCGATTTTCCTACATGCCTTTGGTCGCGAAGTCAGCTTCCTGCCCAGCCTGGACCAGAAGACGTTTCTTCCGATCGAACTATCGTCATCCGATCTGTCGAAGGACGAGATGACCGACTTCATCGAATTCATCCTTAAGGAATCGGCCGAGCGTGGCGTGGTCTTCAATGATCCTCGCCAGCACGAAACAGCCGGTTCTGAAAATTCTGGCGATAATCCCCCTGCCCCGTCGCCAGAGGATGAGCCAGAGGCACCGCCCACAGCCTCTGGCTCATCAACCAACCAAGATGCGGAGTGGCTGAAAACCGCCGCAGTGATGCTGTGGGCGGCCACGAACACTAACGGCAACACAGATGCCAATCTTGGCGTCTTGAACGCTCAGCGGCTTGCTGTGGGAGATTTGGTGTCTGCCGAGATAACCCAAGGCGCAAAGGACAAGGCCGGGTCGATCTACAAGACCTGCAAGCAAGTCGTGATGCACGAGATTGGCCCCCAAAAAGCACTCGAAATCATCTGCCGTCACGCTGGCATCGAGGCAAATCAAATCGGAGGTGAAGCATGAACCGATTAATCCGCCGCGCTATCCTCCAATGGCAGTCATGGCGCGCCCGTGGGCGTATCTGCCGGAAATACCCGTGGCAGTCCCAGATCGACGCCGAGATCCGACAGGAAAAGCAATCCCACGGCAAGACAGGACGTGTCCGCGATCTGGAGCGCCGCAAGCGGGACATGATGACACGCGCGCTAGGAGGGCAGAGGTGATGATCTGGGTCGCATTTATCAATAGCTGCCTCGTGACATGGGTAGGCATCTACCACTTCGATGCTCAGCCGCAGTTCCGTTACAAGGCCTTGGCGGTTGGAATGGCGCTCGTCGGTGTGATCGGGATGATATTTTCAAACGCAGTGAGGGGTGTGTGATGGCCCGTCGCGAGTTCACCAAGAAAACCCAACGCGAGGCCTTCACCCGGTCCGGCTTCAAGTGCGAGGCGGTCGGGGCCATGTACGGCTTGCCTCCCGGCCACCGCTGCAACGCTGATCTCGCATACGGCGTCCAATACGATCACATTGTTCTCGACGCCAACTCCAAGGATAACAGCCTGGAGAATTGCGCGGCTGTATGCATCAAGTGCCATAAGTGGAAGACGGCAACCCACG